ATCAATATAGGATATATTACCCTTTTCATAATTAAACAAATATATAATGGGAGAAAAATTAGTTCCAATAACAAGATTAGGTAAATTTTTTGGGTCTGAGGATTATGCTTTGGACATCGGTATGGGTGAGGAGTGGTTAATCGGTGATATGAATTTTACTGTAATCCTTTATCGTATTGATAGAAGAAAAACAAAAACTGACGATGTTTATGGTGAGGTGTTGGAAGACGGTATTCAATTTCTTGCTCCTGTTGAATTGAAGGGTTTGGTACAAGTTATGGCACCAACTAATAAAGTACTTGGAAATTCCAAGGTGGAGCAACAAGAGCCTGGTAACATGAAGTTTAGTATATATCAAAAAACTTTAGATGATTTAGGTGTTGAAATCTTTATGGGTGATTATTTTGGATATTATGAATCTGAAGACCGAGTTAGGTATTATTCTGTTGTCGATGATGGATTTGTAAAATCTGATAATAAACATACGTATGCTGGTTACAAACCTTTTTATAGGACTATAATCGCAACTTATGTGAGTGAAAACGAATTTAGAGGAATATAATGAGATACATAATAACTGAATCACAATTAAATAAAATTATTGAAGCCGTTGTGGATGGTGACGTTATTTGTGATAATTGTGGATGGTCTTGGGAATTATCTGACGGAGGAGACGACCCATATATGTGTCATAAATGTGGACACGATAACTCTGAAAACTTAGAAGAAAAATAAAATGGCATTACCAAAACAAGTAAAACCTACATTACCTTTAGTCCCAAAGAAAACTTTATCTGCAAGAAGAGAACAACTTCTTGAGTTTATAAATAAAGATGGAACTTATTTACCTAAGTCAGTATTACATGCTGATTTGGATAGAGGTATGCTTGATTTTGTTAAGGAAGACCTACAGGTTGTAACCGCAGGGAAAATCATTCCTATGTTGGATATTATTATTACGACTCAAAATTGGGCTCAATATACTGAAACCGCATTATTCACAAATCTTGACTTCAATCCCGAACCTCCATTCATAACTGTGGTTAGACAACCTGAGGTTAAGTTTGGAACAAATCCTTCTTTACAATATACAATTCCAAATAGAAAACAATTTTATTACGCATCAGTTCCAACTTGGAATGGTAATGAACAAGGTATGGATATATACACAATCCCACAGCCAGTTCCCGTAGACATTAATTATAGTGTTAAGATTATCTGTAATAGAATGAGAGAGTTGAATCAACTTAATAAAGTTGTAATGCAAAAGTTTTCTTCAAGACAGGCTTACACTTTTATTAAAGGACAATATGTTCCAATCATTCTTAATAATATTTCTGATGAATCTCAGACGACCTTAGACTCTAGAAAATATTTCATTCAGAATTATGACTTCACTATGTTAGGGTATTTGATTGACGAAGAAGAATTTCAAGTCAAACCTGCAATTTCAAGGGTTGCCCAAATTATGGAATTGGATACCACAGTATTAAAAAGAAGAAGACCAAAGTTCCCTGAAAACCCTGACGATTTCTTATCTAATTTTTTATTTATTGTTGGAAATAACACTTTAAGTGAAATAATTGATTTTCGTGCCAACATGACTTTACTCGGAACAACTAATGTTGAAAGTTTTGATGTCTATATAAATGATGACTATTACGGTAGTGATGTGTCTGAAATTCAAATCACAACAAATGATATCTTAAGGATTGAGGTGGTTAAGGATAATAACACTTTGGAATCAACAATCAAGTTTGAATCCCAGTTGGTTTAATCCTCACCATAGATATCTTTCTTTTCTTTACACTTCTCCATTATAAGATTTTCTAAAAACTTATAAATTTTTATCCCACGCTTTTCACAGTACTTTTTTAATATCTCATGTGATTCGGGGGATATTTTGATATTCTTTATTTCTTTGGTTGTTTTCATGGGCAGAAAAAAGGTAGAATAAATTCATACTACTTACAAATAGATATTCAAAAGTCAAGTTTTTTCACATAGATATGAATATTTATCATTAAAATAAATTTGCTAACAATAATTTTGAACTATGTTTTTTCAAGCAACACAAGTAAATCAAAAGGTATACGTATCGCCTGGAGTATATACGTCTGAAACTGACTTATCATTTGTAGCTCAAAGTGTAGGTGTAACTACATTAGGTTTAGTGGGGGAAACAATTAAAGGCCCCGCATTCGAACCTATTTTTATCACAAACTACGATGAGTTTCAAGCATATTTTGGGGGGACTGAACCTACAAAATTTATAAACACACAAATCCCAAAATATGAGGCGGCATATATTGCAAAATCATATTTACAACAATCTAACCAACTTTTTGTAACAAGAGTATTAGGTCTATCTGGTTATGACGCAGGACCTTCTTGGAGTATTAAGGTTATTGCGAACGTTGACCCACTAACAGTTGGATTAAACCCTGCAACTGGAACAACATGGACTGCAAACTTCACTGGATCTTCGACAGGAAATACGGTACAGTTTGTTGGAGGAGCATTACCACCTCAAGTGCTTGTTAACTTAAACCAACAATATAGATTGTCAGATGGAAGTACATCAACTTTGGCTTTGGATTTTACCGCCAATTTGAATGATATAATGGATGACCCATCACTTTCAGCAAATACTGCTGTTGTGTATGGTGCTATTTCTGAAAATGACTTTTATGAGTTAACCTCGGTCTATTCTAATGTGATAAACCAATTTGATTGTGACAGTGTTAATTTAGCAACAAACGATTTATCCGCAGATTCTAATGACCCTTGGTATTACGCTAACTTCGATATTACATCAGGAAATGCATATTCAGGATATTCATTCTTTTATAATGTTAGTTCATTAACTTCTGGTGCGTCATCCACATTTAGTGGTACTATTACAGGTAAAACATACACCTATTCAGGTACCGCTTACTCAGAATACAACAACATGGTTGTTGCAACTTTACGTTCAAGAGGTATTTCTTTATTTACTAATAGTGCTACAAGTGATAACCACGGTCCGATTTATGAAGTAAGTGGGTTAACTGATTTACAGTTAGTTTGTACTGAACAATATTCAGGAGTAACACAATCACCGTTTGAATCATTCTTAATTTCAGGTGTGACTAAAGACGGAGACAATTTTTCTTTTGAAACTTCAATGTCGGCATCTTCTTCAAAATACATCACAAAAGTATTAGGAGTTGATAACTTCGGTAAATCAAGAAATGAAGTTCCTGTTTATGTTGAAGAGATTTATCCTGCAACTTTGACTTACGCTTACAATCAAGGATATATTCGTGGATTAAATTGTAATTTGATTGCACTACCTGAGGCAAGAACTGAAGATCCAACATCAATCGCTTATAACGTAACACAATATAAGGCACCAAGTACACCATTCTTAGTTTCTGAATTAAGAGGTAATAAAGTGTATAACTTATTTAAGTTCGTTTCAATTTCTGATGGTAACTCAGCAAACACTGAAGTAAAAGTTTCAATAACTAACTTATCATTTAACAACATGACATTTGATGTGTTGGTTAGAAATTTCTTTGACACCGACGCAAACCCTGTAGTTATTGAGAAATTTACAAACTGTAACATGGACCCATTATCCAACAACTTTGTTGCTAAGAAAATAGGTTCTACTGATGGTGAGTACGCATTGATTTCACGATACATAATGATTGAAATGGCGGATGAAGCACCTGTAGATGCAATTCCTTGTGGTTTCTACGGATATACTCAAAGAGAATACGAATCTGTAACAAACCCTTCACCAGTTCCAATTTTCAAAACAAAATATTATTTCCCTGGTGAGGTTATTTACAATCCTCCTTTCGGAGCACCAACTGACGTTGTTGAATCTTCAGGTGATATTGTAAGAAGAAGTTATTTAGGTTTCTCAAGTCAATTTGGTGTTGATGATTCATTCTTACAATATAAAGGAACACAGAACCCATTGAATTGGATTCAGTCTCCACTACCTGTTGATGGTTCTGCTTGGAACTATTTAAGTAAAGGTTTCCACATGGACTCAGGTGCAACTGTTGTTACGATTTCTAACTCATTTATGACAAGTGGTCAAACTGCATTCGAGTGTGGTGTTGCTGACTTTACAAGAGACCCTGAAACTCAAGAAAACCCATACTACTTTATCTTCTCAAGAAAATATACAGTGTGTTTTGCAGGTGGATTTGATGGATGGGACATCTATAGAGAGTTCAGAACTAACCAAGATAGATTCGTGTTAGGAGCGACAGGATACTTGGCAGGAGCAGCTCCTTCAACAAGATATCCAAATGCAACTGGTGATGGTCTATTCAAGAGAATTGTAGTTCAAAACAATACTCAAGATTTTGCAAACACTGACTACTACGCTTACTTACTCGGTATCTTGACATTTGCAAATCCTGAATCAACTAATATCAACGTATTTGCAACATCAAGTATCGATTATGTAAACAACTCTAACCTTGTAGAAGAGACTATCGACATGGTACAATTCTCAAGAGCGGATTCAGTTTACATTGCAACTACTCCTGATTATCAAATGTATACTCCTGATGCAACTAATCCTTTAGATATCATTTACTCTCAAGAAGCGGTTGATAATTTGGATAACACAGGTATTGATTCTAACTACACAGCAACTTATTATCCTTGGATTCTTACAAGAGATACTGTTAATAATACACAAATCTACTTACCTGCAACAGGTGAAGTTTGTAGAAACTTAGCATTGACAGATAATATTGCATTCCCTTGGTTCGCTTCAGCGGGTTACACAAGAGGTCTTGTAAATTCAATCAAGGCGAGAGTTAAGTTGACTCAAGAAGATAGAGATACTCTTTATCAAGGTAGAATCAACCCTATCGCAACTTTCTCTGATGTGGGAACAGTAATTTGGGGTAACAAAACTTTACAAGTTGCTGACACCGCACTTAACAGATTGAACGTAAGAAGATTGTTACTTCAAGCAAGAAAGTTAATTTCTGCGGTGGCGGTAAGATTGTTGTTTGAACAAAACGACCAAATCGTTAGACAACAATTCTTGGATAGTGTTAACCCTATCTTAGATTCAATTAGAAGAGATAGAGGTCTTTATGACTTCAGAGTAACAGTTTCTTCTACACCTGAAGACTTAGATAGAAATACATTAACAGGTAAGATATACTTAAAACCAACGAAGGCATTAGAATTCATCGATATCGAATTCTTCATCACTCCAACAGGAGCTTCGTTCGAAAATATCTAATAACAAATTACGGGGGGATTATATCCCCCCTTTAGCCAAATGAGAAAAGAGTTTACAGAAGGATTCAAAAGTGAAGGAGCACCAGACCTCAAATATTATGCGTTCGATTGGGACGATAATATTGTTCACATGCCAACAAAAATTTTGGTCAAAGATGAGGAAGGTAATGAAGTTGGAATGTCAACTGATGATTTTGCAGAGTTTAGACATCTAATAGGGAAAGAACCATTCACATATAAAGGTAATAAAATTGTGGGATATTCAGACTCTCCATTTAGAAACTTTAGAACTGACGGGGACAAAGATTTTTTGGTGGATTCATTAAGAGCGAGAAAAGGACCGGCATTCGATGATTTCAGAGAAGCGATAAATAATGGTTCAATATTTGCAATAATAACTGCGAGAGGTCATAATCCAAACACTATAAAAGAAGCAATTTATAACTATATTATAGAAGGTTTCAACGGAATCGATAAGGATGAGTTAATTAAAAATCTTAAAAAATATAGGTCTTTTGTCGGAGAAGATGAAATGACGGATGAAGAACTTATCAAATCTTATTTAGAACTTAATAAGTATCATCCGGTATCTTTTGGAGACGACAAAGGGGCTGTTAATCCTGAAGAAGCCAAAGTCGAAGCGATGGAAGATTTTGTTAGTTATATTAAAGGAATGGCAGCAGTACTTAATAAAAAAGCATTCTTAAAAAAGGATATTGCTAATAAATTTAATCCAGAAAAATTATCAATAGGATTTAGTGACGATGATCCAAAAAATATAGAAGTAATGCAAAAGCATTTCAAAAATAAACCAGATAATATTGTTAAAACTTATTCTACTGCTGGAGGCTATAAGAAAGAAGTAAATTAAGAATACGGATCTCAAAAAAAAAGTAAATAGAAAAATTTTTGAGTACGGATATATTTATCTATAAAATAACAAAAACAAAAAAATTAAAAACACATGGCTGATTTATTAATGAAAATGCCGATTCCTTACGAACCAAAACGACAGAATCGTTTTATCTTAAGGTTTCCATCATCACTTGGTATAAATGAGTGGTTTGTTGAATCTGCAGCAAGACCATCAATTAAAATAGGATCTACAGAAATCCAATTCCTAAATACATCAACATTCGTTGCGGGACGATTCAATTGGGATCCGATTAGTGTGAAATTTAGAGACCCAATTGGTCCATCAGCGGCACAGGCTCTTATGGAGTGGGTTCGTTTACACGCTGAATCTGTAACAGGTCGTATGGGATATGCTGCAGGTTATAAGAAAGACATCGACCTCGAAATGTTAGACCCAACCGGAGTTGTTGTGGAAAAGTGGATTCTTTATGGAACATTCTTAACAGATGTTAACTTTGGTTCATTAGGGTATAGCACAGACGGATTAGCAGAAATTACTGCTAGTTTGAGAATGGACAGATGTGTGTTAGTCTACTAATTTATCAAGATACTATTTATTAAAAATAAAACACTTTTATATTTAACCGTAAAGCAATAAACTTTACGGTTAAATTTTTATATGGATAATCAATCAAGAGATTACGGTCAAAACAACTTTTCGTTACCTCACGATGTTGTACCTTTACCTTCACAAGGTGTATTCTACAAGAATAAGAAAAAATCAATTAAAGTCGGATATCTCACAGCAAACGACGAAAACATTTTGATGGGTGGTGGGAATGACATGACTCAAACTTTATTGAGGTCAAAAATATATGAACCAGATGTACGTATCGAAGATTTGTTAGAAGGGGATATTGAATCTATTCTAATTTTTCTTAGAAACACTGCGTTCGGTCCTGAGATGGAATTGAATTTGGTGGACCCAATTACCAAAAAACCATTTAAGGGAACGGTTAGGTTAGACGAATTAAATGTAAATAAGGGTCAACTCCCTTCTGAAGATGGAACATTTATAACTATGTTACCAAAATCACAAACAACTGTGAAATTGAAACCAATGACTTATGGTGAAATCATGGAGGTTCAAAAAATGGTGGAGTCTTATCCACAAGGA